ATGATGACTGCATCATATTTGTTGCCAAGTATAACAGATAACAAACATTGCTTTGCTTTGGATATGTAAAGATAAAACTGTATCTGTGGCATATAGAAGTTAATCATATTCTCCATAGTATTCATACTATGTGTATGTTTGCATTCAATAATCATATGTTTATCTTTGTCATAGCCATCAACTGTACCTTGAAATGGTATGCTACCATACGACATTTCAAATTTTTTCTGTGCTGACCACTCATAATCGAATGCTCGTTGTGACCAGAGTAAATTAAAGTTCTCTGTTTCAACACCAAGCAAAACATGAAACTCGTGTGATAAATCTACACGACCAATTTTACCTGTCTTGATTTTGTAAAGTTCATTCCATTTACCTGTCATGATTGATACCATATCAGAACCTCTGATATAGTTTTCTTCATGAGCAGAAAGTCTTAGTTCTACTGCCATTATTGCCTCCATTGTTGCTATCAGCATACACTAATTATGTAATTATATCAAGTATTTAGATATAATCTTTGTGGGTAGATGACATTCCTGCAGGTTGCAAGATATCATTTTTATCAGGTACATATAATATATGTTTATAATATTCATAGTAGCTAATTAGTTTTACTCTTCCGTATCTGTCACGATCAGATACTTCTACTGGTACATCTTCAAAATATTCATCTTCCATTTTTTGCCTCCAATCTTTCTTGTCTATCATGTTCCATATTAACTTCACGATCATAACAATGCACACATAAATCCCAACCAATTCTAAATTTTCCCCATTGTGTTTTTCCTTTGTCATAGAATTGTACTTGTTCATCAGTGGCACAACTTGCACATCTATTTGCCATTACTACTCTCCTTTATTGCTTTGGCTAAATCAAAAACATAATTATCCATAGTATTACATTCTATTTTATGTTTTTCTAATTGAGTTTGAAATTCATCTACAGTCATCATTGATACTGTATTCAATGCACATTGCATTCTCCATTCTTCATCACTGGGCATCATTAACCTCCTTAATATATTCTTTGATTGAACTTTCACTTATGTGGTCACATAAAAACTGAGTCACATGATCTCCTTCAAATAGATTATTATCCCAACAATCAAGGAAGAACCACATAAGATCTCTACCTTCCAATGATTCCATTTCTTTTATCTGCGATTTTGCTAGGGTCATATCAAACTCCTTTTGCTGATAATAATTGTTGTGATACTGATTCCACCAATGACTTACGATAGTAAAGCATTGGCTGAACAAACTCATAGATCTCTGCCAGTGATGGAAAGAATTTGCTGTTCAAACATATCTGGTCACAAGCATACTTGAGTATGTCCGCAGGTATGTGTGACAGCTTACCTGCATATACACGAGCTTTGAGTGCCATGTCTTTTTCTGTTAGTGCTGACTGCTTTGTTGTGCATACCATTACTTCCACAATCCACTTCTCAATATCTTTTGGATCTGCTACTGACATACAGTATCGCATTAGTTGTGTCACTGATTCTTCACGAGCAACAAGTGCATCAGCTACATCAGATATGCAAGGCATATCCCATCTGAAAAAAGTATATGAATTGTTTACTCGTTCATTTATCTGACAGTTCAGCAATGATTCGATAGTAGAACGAATCGTCCTTGTGTGATTGTTTGGTTTCTCTGAGTACTTTTGTATTATTTCTTTTGCGACTAAGTTGTTTGTCACACCATTTGCAATACTCTTGATCCCAGTTGGATCTTCGATATTGGTTCGTAATGTAGAAATGTTTGAAGTATTTTGTTTCTCTGTCATGGTTTACCTCCTTGTATCTGTCCATGATTGCTTGGCTTGGTTGCCAATCTTTAGTAATTATGCTCAATGTAATCTCCCCAGTATTCATTCCAAAGCTCTACTGCTATGTCGTTACACATATCTTTTTCAGATTGAAACTTGGGTTTCATATTGTAGTTAATGAATCTTTGTACTTGTGACACATCTTCAGATTCATCTATGACTCGTTGTAATCCTTTGATTGATACAACACGATCATAATAATCATATAAACTTTTTTTTACATTACCCATTTTTTTTGTCCTCCATTTTATTTAAGACTTGTAGTTGTAATTCTGTCATTCTAGCAGGTATTACAATATCTTCATTGCATCTGTTACAACATCTGCCCTGACCTATTGGTTCTGCATTATGACCTTCTGTCCAGTATATAACACCTTCTGCATTAACATGAGGCTCTATATCACCACGACATATTATACATTTCATTTGATAATCTCCTTAAATATTTTATCTGGAATGATGGCAACCCATCTTGGTTCACCAGTTTTACGTTTATACATTGCAATATCTTTTCCCTGTAACACTTTGAATACACTAGGAAATTTGTCTACTGCTCTGTATTTTATTTCAACAACATACTCTTTTTTATTTATCATGAGTTTGATGTCACCAGTATGTTCACCACCAAGACTACCTGATAGTGGAACTTTTTTACAAGGTAACTTCCAAGATGTGAATAGTTTCACAAACCAATTTTCATGGTAGTTACCTTTGATTTTACTTTTGCTTGGCACTGAATTTACCTTTCTCTAATTCTTCTTCAAGCAGAATTACTTGTGATTTAAGTTTATTAATCAGTTCATGTAATACAATTATTTTACCTTGTAGATAAGATTTATCCATGCCTTCTTGCACTATTTTTTCTAGATCAGTCATTAAAACTCTCCATCATCTTTTGATATTGTTAAGTAAACTTGCAACGTTTCACACCAACAAAGCAAGTTAAATAGTCTTGGCTCAATGAGTTTACGTTCCCATTGACCAAATAGTTTTGTATTGACACCTATCCGTGAAGCTAATTCTTCTTGAGATATATGTCTTTGCTTTCGCAAATACACTAATTTATCTATCAGTGTTATGTATTGATACTTGACTGTATTTTTCATAATGAAAAGTAGCTACGAGTCGGAGATCGTGTAGGTAAATAACTCGTAGCTACACCCTACTACCTAGGGATTCTTGAAGTTCATATGTTTGATACCACTGTCATACAAGATATCTTCAATCATTGCTGATGCTTGAAGATCAGGATTGTTTTGCTCCCATAGTTTTGTAGTTTTGACAGTCATCTTGTTGATCCAAACTTCAGGGTGTTCATTGCCATATGGCTTGGACACATCACAGATATGGTCAAACATTTCTCTGTAGTCTGAAGGGAATGCAATTCGTGCATACGATTCACACATCTTTAGTTCTGCTGTAGTGTATGTTATCAACTTGTCCTCCATTAGTTGAATATTGAGTCTGATTTAGACATATAGTTTAGCATTTTACTATTACGTTCTACAATAGTTTTGTTGGTGCTACTGACATTTACTGGGTGTGATATCCAATGTGTCACAGCATTATACAATGCCCATTTGTTTCTACCTATGTTATGTTCGTAGTCACCCCAATGCTGCTTGAGTTTTGCATACTGTGTTTCATTACGATACTTACCATCAATAGTAGGCTTTGGTGTGTAAGTTAGTCGTGCAAATAAATCATAAGCATCTTGTGTACTCACTGGTGTTTTGTACCACTCACGGAAGCGAGGCTCGTTATCACGAAATAAGTTGATAGAATGTTTGATATGGTCAAAGTTGTAATTGAAAATACCATTATGCTTTTGTCTGTAGTTGGCAATCTTATCAGGTGTTGTGCAACCATTCATGCACCACAAACGTAAGCCATCTGCTTGTATCATAACAGACCAGACACCATTGTAAGAGTTACGAATAGTAATCTGAAATGCTATGTAGTCTTGCATTGCAGGATCATCAAAGCATATCTCTTTGAATATAATCTTTGTGTCCATCATAGCACCATTGTCTAACATATTTATCTGTGTGACATATGGTGTTTTTAGGCTGTCTGCAATATCAATGATAGGATTAAGCACTTGACCATGTGTTACTGGTCTGTATGACGTTGAGTGATTCCCAAGATATTCATTGGTATCTTCTCGTATAATCATAACACGATCATTACAATCTATGTCGTGTATTATTCCCATGTCATTGAATACACCTTGCATTGGTATAGTTCTAATTGGGAAATTATAGTTTGCTTTTTTATCGACTAGCTTTGCTAGTTGTGTCATATGATTCATTTAATCCTCCACATATTGATTTGATCTAAGATTTTATTTGATGCTAGTATTATACCTACGATACCAAAAGCAAATAGTATCATGTGAAATAATACGAACAGATCTCCTGCATAAGATATTGCAGTATATATTGAAAGCATAGTAACTATGTTACTACATATTAAACCGATTATGTTTATCATTACAATCTCCTCTAAAATCGATTCGTGGTTGGCACTTTTGTTGAAGTTTCGCTATCACACTATAGAGTTGCTTGTGCCAGTTGAAACAACCCAAAGATGTTAAGGCGATACCTGATGTAGATATCGCCCTGTGTAGTTAGTGTTGCATTGGTGTATACTTGCCATATGCTTGACCTTTATTGCACCAATCGTGCATCATGGTATCTGTAAGTAGTATAGATGTTCTGATGCAGAAACCTAATCTACGAAAGTCTTTATAAGTATCTCTTGCTAACCATCTGCCATTAACATGAGCTACTTGATCTCTGATATGGTTATATAGTTTGTTATGATATTGTCTTCTAGTCATTATGATCTCCAGTTAGTTAGTGGGGTGACTGTTGTAGCCACCCCGTTGGTAGTTAGGCTGTGTGCTTAGCTATCTTTTTAAGTAAGCTAGGCTGTTTAGTCTTAGTGTTCGGAACTTCCTTGTTAGGGTTGATCCTAGCATCAAGACTTTCAGAGAACCATCTCATAGCAATGTCAGCTATCGCCATGTTCTCTTTGGCAAACTGCATATCTAGGTAGTATGATGCTGTAGCTTCACCTTTCTTACTTGCATCTTCAGCAAAGTCAGCTAGTTGTTGTACAGTCTTATCGGTTTCATTGTAGTATGAATCGATATGTGATCTAGCAAACTCGTCCTCGAATATCATTGCATACTCTGCCAAAGCCATGTTGAGTTCAACAATGTTATTCTCAAGTCTGTGCTTTTGCTGAGTTAGCCTAGACTCTAACCTTGTGTATGATTCCTTGCTCTCGCTAGTGATAGATCTAACTATGTCATTAGATATAGAATAGATATATCCTAGTGTAGCTTTGCATGAGTAGAAACCATTACTGCAAAGTTTGCCAGATCTGATGAAGTGGTGAAGATTCCATTGTACGTTCTCACGTCCTGCGAAATCTACTTTCTCCTCATCTCTGTCGAAAGTGTTAGGCTCTATGAATGATAACTTAGTCATTACTAGATCGTGCATTTGCTCTTGCAAGTTATTATTGATTATGTTCTGCATATCTATCTCCTTGTATGCTTGTAAGTTAGACCCTCATGTTAATATCACATGAGAGTGAACACACCATTATGTTCAAGATACGAAAATACTGAACAAATGGTTCTACCTACAATAGTAATATTTTTAGGTATGGTCGGTACGGAGGAAAATATTACTATTGAACGAATCGCCAAGATACGAAGGCATTATGTAGCGAATGAGGACAAGGTCCGAAGATAGCGAAAGAATGCCGAGATAGAGGTAGGTAGGTTCTTTGTTCCGTATAACCATCAAGCTTGATATAATCCCATAATGTTGTGTTACCTCTCCCTAAACATTAGCTATAAGTCCTTGATATAACAGAGGAAATAAAATGCCCTTGACAAGCATTTAGATAGTGTTCCATAAAGAGGGGGTAAGGGGGTGTTGATGCTAACACAAAGAAGAATAACTAAAAAGCAGATGGCTCTTGTTGATACGATTGTAGCAAAAGGCTGTAGCATAAAAGAGGCATCTATAGAAGCTGGATATTCCAAAGGTGATGCAGGTAGAGTGACAGCCAGTAAGACTTTGCGACTGCCTCATATACAAGAGTATATGCAACAAAGGATTAG